TACTCCAAAGAAACCGGAAGAATGTCTGAAGATGTTACTCCAGAATTTTAATCACTCCAACGAGAGGATCGTATGATAATATTTGATATAGAAGCAGACAACTTACTTGATGATGTAACAACAGTACACTGTATTGTAATGAAGGATACAGAGACAGGTGAGGTCTGGAAGTTTGACCCAACACAACTTAAAGAAGGATTAGAGAAATTAAAGAGTGTTGACTGTCTTGGTGGCCACAACGTCATGGCTTATGATCTACCTGTACTCAAGAAGCTTTATAACTTCGACTACTATGGACAAGTCTTCGACACCTTAGTAGCCTCAAGACTCATCTGGCCTAATCTAAAAGAGAGGGATATGTTAAAGCGTACCGTTGACAATAAGTCAATAGGTTCACATTCTCTAAAAGCTTGGGGTCAACGCCTAAAGTTTAACAAAGGTGCTTATGGCGAACAGGAAGATGCTTGGGATGTCTATACACCTGAGATGTTGGAATACTGTGAGCAAGATGTCTTACTCAATGTAAAACTATATGAGTTAATAAAAGAAAAGAAGTATCCAGAAGAACCAATGCAGCTTGAGCATGTAATGAATGACTTACTACTCAAGCAACAAGAGAACGGCTTTCCTTTTGATGTAGAGAAAGCACAGAAGCTATACACGCAACTCTCAACTCGTAAGCAGGAGATAGAGAAAGAGTTAGTAGATAACATTGAACCAACAATAGTCGAGTTGAAGACGAAAACGAAAGTGATCCCATTCAACCCTGCCTCTCGTCAACAGATTGCAGACAGACTAATGAAGAAGGGGTGGAAGCCTAAAGAGTTTACTCCCAGTAACCAACCGAAAATTGATGAAAAAATATTAGCAGATATTAGTATGCCCGAAGCTAAGCTTTTGACAGAATTTTTAATGCTAAACAAACGACTAGGACAATTAGGTAATGGAAGACAAGCATGGCTTAAGTTGGAGAAAAGTGGAAAGATTCATGGTCGCGTTAATCACATGGGAGCTGTTACTTCTCGTTGTACTCATAGCGACCCAAACGTGGCTCAAGTCCCATCACTCGGTGCAGCCTTTGGTAGAGAGTGTAGAGAACTCTTCCATGCTCCGAAAGGATACTCACTCTTGGGGGCAGATGCCAGTGGCTTAGAGCTACGGTGTCTTGCTCACTACATGAATAGATATGACGGAGGTAAGTATGGCAAAGAAATACTTGAAGGCGATATACACACTGCGAACCAAGAAGCAGCAGGATTAACAACACGCTCTCAAGCAAAGACATTTATCTACGGCTTCTTATACGGAGCAGGTAACGAAAAGATAGGTCAGATCATTAACAAAGGGGCAAAGGAAGGAGGTCAGATTAAGAAACGTTTTCTGGCTAAGACACCTGCGCTAAAGAAACTAACAGAAGCTCTTAACAATAGATTGGAACAGCAACATGGCGAGAAGTTTATCAACGGTTTAGACGGAAGACGTATTCCTATTCGTCACCCCCATGCTGCCTTGAACACATTACTTCAATCAGCCGGTGCTATCATCTGTAAGCGGTGGTACGCAACGGTAGAAAGTATGATAAGAAGTAAAGGCTTCACTAACGAAGATGTTACGGTAGTGGCGTTTGTACATGATGAGGTTCAAATCTTAGTTAAAGAAGGACTAGAGGATCAGATTGGTGAAATTACAAAAGAAGCTATTAAGAAAACAGAAGAACACTACAACTTTAAATGCCCCCTTGATTCAGAGTACGGGGTTGGTAGAAGTTGGGCAGACACTCACTGATGGTAACAGACTCGGAGACTTGGCAGAACTGTACACGCTCACATGGTTGTGGGACGAAGGGTACGAAGTATTTCATAACGCTGGATGTACTGGCCCCGTTGATATTGTTGCCCTTAAGGATGGTGAGGTTCACCTCTTTGATGTCAAACATAATAGCTCTAACAAAGCCAACAACGCACGAGGACGAACATCTTTACAAAAGAAAATGGGAGTGAAGTACATCATGTTTAATCCCAAGACCCGTAAGTTACGCATTGTTAAACACAGGAGTTAGTATGAACCCGTTAGTAGAATTAGCTTTTATCTTTGTCAGTGTTGCTCTGGGTATCAGATGGATTTCTCAGACGCTGATTGAGTACGGTCTAGCAAAGCACGGCGTTGAGATGATGAGAATAAGTAAACAACAATTAGAAGAAATGGAGGACGATGATGAAAACTACTAGAACACTATTAGTAGACGGTGACATTGTTGCGTACAAGGCAGCAACGATTGCCGAGACACCCATTGATTGGGGTGATGGTGTATGGACACTACACGCCCATGAGAAAGATGTCATAGGGTCAATGGAAGAATTTATGAGTAAGATTATCGAAGAGTCAGGGTGTGGTAAAGTTATCACCTGTCTTTCAGGAGACAACCTGTACCGTAAAGATGTAGCTCCATACTACAAAGCTAATCGTAAGGGGACACGTAAACCCATGCTTCTTAAATTTGCTAAAAAATATTTATCGGATAAATACAATGGCAAAGTTGAGGACAACCTAGAAGCTGATGACCTTCTTGGAATCTTAGGTAGCGCAGATAAGAACACTGTCATCTGGTCTTTGGATAAGGATCTACTCACCATCCCTGCATACCACTTGATTGATGGTAAGGTTGTTGAGATAGATCAAGAAGAAGCTGACTATCACTTCTTGTACCAAACTCTCGTAGGAGACTCGACAGATAACTACAAAGGCTGTCCTACTGTTGGTGATAAGAAAGCTAACGCACTCCTAGAGAAGGACGGAGCTACTTGGGAAACAGTAGTAAAAGCTTTTGACTCTAAAGGTCTAGGTGAAGAAGTAGCAATAGAGAATGCAAGGCTTGCGCGCATACTGCGGGACGGTGAATATAATTTTAAAACAAAAGAGGTAACTTTATGGGCAGCATAGATGATGCAACTCCTAACCAGTGGGACGTAAACTGGAAGAAGGCTAACGAGGCAACAGAGAGCTGGGACTTAAGTAAACAAGAAGACCCCATCAATCATCCCGCCCATTATAATAACGGAGCAATTGAAACGATTGACTACATTGTTGACGTACTTGGTAAGCACGAAGCGATGGCTTACTGTCAGGGCAACGTTATCAAATACACGGGCAGCCGACTATGGACAAAGGGCAAGCCCATACAAGATGCACAGAAAGCAGTCTGGTACTTGAACAAACTAATAGAACTAATGAAGCAAACTAAAGGGGAGACTTGGTAATGAAAGATGTAATAGGTGGAGCGTCCTACGAACAACTCACAGGAATGTTTGAGGGCTTTGACTGGTATCAAAGTAAATGTGCTGCAACAGTTATCTTCGATCAAGATGTAGCCCTAGAGTATTTAACAATGGGCCTATGCTCGGAAGCGGGTGAGGTAGCAGGTAAGGTTAAGAAGAAGCTCCGTGATGGAGAACCCCATGACTTTAAAGATCAAATGGCATCAGAGCTTGGTGATGTGTTCTGGTATCTAGCGATCCTTACAGACCACTTAGGGTTAAACTTGAGTGATGTAGCGTTCAACAACTTGAATAAATTATATAAGCGTAAGATTAGCGACACACTCAAAGGCTCAGGAGATAATCGCTGATGGCAGAACTGACGGAAGAACAAGTAAATAAATACTTTACTTATGATGAAGAAACAGGACACTTAATATGGAAAGTTCATAAAGGAGGAAAAGCGAGGATAGGTGATATTGCTGGTTGTATAGACCACGAAGGTTATCGTAGGATTAGGTTTGATGGTGGTTCTTATAGAGCGCACCGTTTAGTGTTTCTTTTACATCGTGGTTATTTACCTGAAATTTTAGACCATATAAATAATGATAGGGCTGATAACAGGATTGAAAATTTAAGAGCTGTCACTGCTAATGAAAACGCATATAACAGAAATATAAATGCCAAGAGCATTAGTGGAGTCAAAGGTATTTCTTGGGATAAAGTAAACAATTGTTGGCTTGCTAGAATACAAACAAATAAAAAAAGAAAACACATTGGAAATTTTGATAATTTAAAACTAGCTGAGGAGGCTATGGTGATAGCTAGAGAAGCCTTACACGGACAATTTACTAATCATGGGGGAACAGTTTAAGATGGACTCATATCAACAATACATTCACAAGTCCCGCTACGCAAGATGGCGTGAAGAAGACAATCGCCGTGAGACTTGGGAAGAAACAGTACAGCGGTATGTAGACTTCTGGTTAGCTAGAGGACAAATCAATAAGGCGACAGCTAAGACCTTGTTTGATGCTATCTATAACCTAGAAGTCATGCCCTCCATGCGCTGCTTAATGACAGCAGGTAAAGCACTTGACCGTGATAACATGGCAGGGTTCAACTGCTCCTACGTGGCACTCGATCATGTACGAGCATTCGATGAAATTTTATATGTATTAATGTGTGGTACTGGTGTTGGCTTTTCAGTCGAGCGTCAGTCCGTAAATAAACTACCAGAAGTAGCAGAGGAATTTAATGAAACAGACACTACGATCGTTGTTAAAGACAGTAAGATTGGTTGGGCTAAAGCTTTCCGTACGTTGGTCAGTCTTTTATATTCAGGCCAAGTTCCTAGTTGGGATGTGTCTAAACTTCGTGCGAAAGGCGAGAGACTCAAAACGTTCGGTGGACGTTCTTCGGGGGGCGACCCACTTGTTTCTCTTTTCCGTTTTACTGTATCTACTTTCAAAGGTGCTACTGGCCGTAAGCTCACATCCTTAGAGGTACATGACATTGTTTGTAAAATTGCTGAGATTGTTGTTGTTGGTGGTGTTAGGCGTTCCGCTCTTATTAGTCTTTCTAATCTTAGCGACGATAGAATGCGTCATGCAAAATCTGGAAACTGGTGGGAGAGTGATACGCAACGTGCGCTTGCTAATAATAGCGCGGTGTACAACGAGCGCCCAGACTTTGAAACGTTTCTGGAAGAGTGGACTTCGTTATATAAGTCAAAGGCGGGCGAGCGTGGCATCTTCTCTCGGACGGCTGCGAAGAAGCAAGCGGCTAAGAACGGACGAAGAGACATAGAGCATGACTTTGGGACGAACCCTTGTAGTGAGATCATCCTACGCTCTGCACAGGTCTGTAACTTATCAGAGATTGTTGTGCGTAGTACAGATAACTTTAATGATCTTAAGCGTAAGGTTGAACTAGCCACGATCTTAGGAACACTACAGTCATCCTTAACTGACTTTCGCTATGTACGTTCTGTCTGGAAGAAGAACACAGAAGAGGAATGCTTGTTAGGTGTAAGTATGACAGGGATAATGGATCATTCAGTGATGTCTGGTAAAGACACTAACACTACAGGTTTCGATCACCCTAACATGGCTGACCTTCCTGAAATACTTGAGAAGCTTAAAGCTGTAGCCGTAAC